CCAATAACAAAAAATAATACTTTAAAAAATTATGGTGAAGATTTAAAAGAAGTTTTTGATACAAGTAAAAAACTAACGGTAAGTGAATTTTTTGAACCTCCAGAGGAATATACAAGACTTTTAAATGAAAGTATTTCTGCGACTAATAATTTAAATGATTCAACAAAAGATTTAAAATCAGAATCAAGTGCTACATTTATAAATTTAAAAAATGGCGCACAAGATTATTTAAATACAATTAAAGATACAACAAAACAAATACAAGACGCTTTTGCTAGTGCATTTAAAGGGATGGAAGATGCTTTAGTAGAATTTACAATGACAGGTAAGTTAAATTTTAATGATTTTGCAAGATCACTTATACAAGACATAAACAGAATAATAATAAGACAAAAGGTGATGATGCCAATTGTTAAAGGTTTAGATAAAGTTTTTAATTTAGGTCTTGATCTGAATGCTACAGGTGGTGTTTTTAGTAAACAAGGAAAAATGCAAGCTTACGCAAAAGGTGGCATAGTGAACAAGCCTACAGTTTTTCCTTTTGCTAATGGTATAGGTTTAATGGGAGAGGCAGGTGCAGAAGCAATACTACCTTTAAAACGAGGTCGTTCTGGTAATTTAGGAGTTGAGTCATCTGGCGGAGGATCTACTAATATTGTTGTAAACGTAGATGCATCAGGTTCTTCTGTAGAAGGAGATACTGGTCAGGCAAATGAATTTGGTAATGTATTAGCTCAAGCTATACAAGCTGAATTGATTGCACAACAACGTGCTGGTGGACTACTATCTAACGCATAATTATGGCTACATTCCCTGCTATCAACCCATCATTTGGACAGCGTAAAATAAGTCAACCTAATATAAAAACCATACGCTATGCTGATGGATTTGAGCAGCGTCAGCTAATAGGCATTGCAGCACATCAAAATCCTAAAAATTATAATCTTGAATTTAAAAATATTACAGAAGCGGAAAGCGATACAATTGAATATTTTTTAAATGAAAGAGCATTAGACCAGGCATCATTTACATTCACACCTCCTGGTGAGGATTACTCAAAAACAGGCACATATAGTCAAAGCGGTACAACAATAACAATAACTATTACTGATCATCAATTATTTGCTAATGACTCTATAACTGTTGATTTTACTTCTGGTAGTGCAACTGATGGTAATTTCTTTGTAGTTTCACTAACTAACGCAAATACTTTTGTTATAACAGCAAGTGCAAGTGCAACTACATCTGGTGATTGTACAGTAACAAAAACAGGTGCTTCTCAATTTGTCTGTAAAAAATGGAATAAAACTATAAATTTTGCAAATCGTGCAACTATATCAGCTACATTTGAGGAGGTATTTGAACCATAATGGCTATACCTACTGAAGAATTACAAAAAGCAAATCCTAGTGCAAAAATAGAACTTTTTGAAATACATTTAGTTACTGCTTTACATGGTAGTAGTGATGTTAGTAGATTTCATAATGGCATAAACATGAATACAACATTTAATGTTGTTTTTCAAGGTAATACATACACAAGAATACCTATAGAAGCTAATGGGTTTGAATATCAAGCAACAAGAACTTCTAGACCAAGACCTACATTAAGGATTAGTAATATATTGTCTACTGTGACTGCATTAATGACGCAAGCAAACCTTACTACGCCAAAAAATGATTTAAATGGTGCAAAGTTTAAAAGAATTGTTACTTTGCTTAAATTTTTAGATAACGCTAATTTTGAATCAGGTACAAATCCATTTGGTACACCTGCTAATAATACATATGAAAACCAAACATTTTTCATAGATAGAAAAACTGTAGAAAGTAAAGATTTTGTGGAATTTGAATGCACTTCATCTTTAGACTTGCAAAATCGTAATGCACCTAAGAGAATAATTACAAGAAAAGATTTTCCATCTGTTGGTACGTTTGCATGAATACTTGGCAAAAACAAGCTTTACATCACGCAAAAGTTTCTTTACCAGAAGAATCTTGTGGTCTTGTCATAGATGTAAATGGTACTCAACAATATTATCCTTGTAAAAATATAGCTATAGAAGGTGCAAATAGTTTTACAATAGATCCAGAAGATTATGCAAAAGCAGAGGAAACTGGAACAGTTTTACATATCTGTCATTCTCATCCAAATGGAGATTTAACAGCCTCAGAGGAGGATATAAAAAATTGTGATTTTCTTGGATTATCTTGGTTTATTTTTGATCCTCAAAAAAATTGTGTAGAAGAATTAAAACCAAAAAAGTATAAGCCAATGCTTACTAGAGATAAATTTATAGATAGAGATAGAACAGAAGATGAAAAAGGTTTACGAAAAATAAAAGTTTATGGAAGATTAGCTGAGTTAGTTGGATGGCATGTAAATTATGCAAATGTAAAAAATATGAAAGATGTGTATAAATATCTTGTATGTAATCATCCTTACATAAATGAGCATTTACAACAAAATATGTATCGTATAACTATAAATAATGATGTCGTAAAAACAGAAGATGATTTATTAGTGCATAGTGAGGGAGATATAAGAATTATTCCTATAGTATCTGGTGCTTGGTTTTGGGTTGCTGCTGCATTTTTTGGTGCTGGTGCTGCTGCAACCGCTATTGGTGGTGCAGTTTTTGTTGCAATTGGAAGTGTCCTAACAGCTATTGGAACATCAATGGCTATAAGTGGTGTAACTAATATGTTATTTCCACAGCAGCAGCCAAATGTAGGTGATGTAGGTAGTGGATTAAGTGAAACAGATGCAAGAGTAAATTATTCATTTAGTGGTATTCAAAACGTATCACGAAGTGGAGTCTGCATACCATTGATATATGGAGAAGTATTTACTGGATCTATTGTTGTGTCATCAGGTACAGATACTGCCCCTGTATTTAAGGATTAATTATGACTATTCCAAGTAATATCAATGATGCAAACAGTCTTAGATTTAAGAAGAATGATGTTGAAGGGCAGCTTAATATAAGATATTACGATAATGAAATGAAAGAAGGCGAGATTGGTTCTCGTCAGTTTGTTACTTTAGTAGATGTGATTGCAGAGGGCGAGATAGCTGGTTTTCCTTCCGCTATAAATGCTGGCCTTACACAAGGAACAAATGATTACAATGTTTGTAGCCTTAAGGATGTATTTTTAAATAATACACAAGTATTAAAACAATCAGCACCTAACACAAATCCTGATGATAGCGATTTTAATTTTGGTACTGCTGATTCAAATAGACCAAGATTTATTCCACGATTTGGAACATCAGATCAAACTAAAATACCTGGTCTAAAAGAAACAGAAAGGGATAGATCTGTAGGCGTGACTGTTACGGTTGCTAGTCCACAAACTGTAACTATCACAGATACATCTACTGAAGGTGTCAGAGTTACTATAGGTTTTCCTAGACTACAGAAGATTGAAGATGATGGTAATATTTCTGGTACAACAGTTGAATATACAATTGAACTAAAAAATCAAGCAAATACTTTACTAAAAAAAATTAATACAACTGGTAATTTAACAGGATTAGATCGTGATGTACATACTGGAGGAGGTAGAGTAACTGGTAAGACTACATCTCCATATTTCAAAGATCATATTATATTTTTTCCTGATGATATAGAAACTTCTGATTTTCCTGTTACTGTTACTGTCACAAGAGTAACAGCAGATAGTACAGATAATTTATTGCTTAATGCATTTGAATTAACATCAATAACTGAATTAGTTTTTGATCCAAGTGCATTTCTAAATACTGCTGTTTCTGCATTAAGATTTGACTCAGAAATATTTAGGTCTATACCAAAACGTACTTATAGAGTGCGTGGAAGATTAGTAAAAATTCCACACAATGCAACTGTAAGGTCTGATGGTAGTTTGTCATTTAGTGGTTCTTTCAATGGAACACTTAAAACTGCTAAAGAATATTGCAATGATCCAGCTTGGGTACTTTATGACATAATTACAGAATCGAGGGCAGGTTTTGGTGATTTTGTAACTGAAGATGAAATAGATAAATTTGCATTTTATTCAGCATCCGAATATAACTCTGAGTTAATTGATAATGGTCAAGGCGGTACATCACCAAGATTTAGTTGCAATATTGTTATTCAAAGCAGTCATCAGGCATACACATTATTAAATAAAATTGCCTCAATAATGAGAGCCTCATTATTTTATGAAGATGGCAAAATTACACTTTCACAAGATAGACCAACAGCAAGCAGCTATTTCTTTTCTTATGCAAATGTAACTGAAGATGGTTTTGTTTATACAGGCGTTAGTCAGACTACAAAAGATACAGTGGTAAATGTTAAGTATTTTCAGAATGAAACTAGAACATTTGAGTATGAAACTGTAGAAGATACTACCGCTAATCAATCAAAATATGGTGTTGTTGTGAAAAATATAGAAGCAATAGGATGCAGTGATCAAGCACAAGCACGAAGAATGGGCTTGTGGCATCTTTACACACAAAACAATGAGACAGAAACAGTTGCATTTACAACGACAGCAGATGCTGGTTCTCTTATAAGACCTGGAGATATTATTACTGTTCAAGATCCTGTGCGTAGTGGGTTGCGAAGATCAGGAAGGATATCATCAGCAACAACAACAGAAATTACTGTCGATAATACAAAAGATTTACCTTCAGAGGCGGCAAGTGGTGATCAGTTGTCAGTCATCCTTACAGATGGAGCATTGCAAACAAAAACAATATCTACAATATCTGGTTCTGTTATTACAGTTGATAGTGCTTATAGTTCTGCGCCTCAGACTAATGGGATGTGGTTGTTAGTAAGAGCAACAACAGAAACTGAGGATTTTAAAGTTATATCTGTTAAAGAGGATAATAATTTGTTTACAATTGCAGCAATGTTTCATAATCCAGATAAATATGCCTTTGTTGAAGATGGTGCGTCAATTACAATACCTGTTATTACGAATTTAGTAGAACCAAAACCAGCACCAAGTAATATTGCAGGTGAAGAAAGAATCATTGTTCTTGGTGATAGAGCAGTAAGTAAGTTAATCGTTTCATGGCAACCAGTATCAGGTGTTTCACAGTATTCAGTAAAACATAAATTTAATAATGGAAGTTTTCGAACGACTATTGTACAAAGTCCTGTTTTTGAAATATTTGATAGTGAATTAGGAACTTATGAGTTTGAAGTACATAGTTATAATGCATTTTTTGAGCCTAGTATAGATGCTACAACCTTAACTTTTTTAGCTGAAGGTAAAACCGCAGTGCCTTCTGATGTCACAGGTTTGCTAGTAGAGCCAATATCAGACCAATTATTACGTTTACGTTTTAATCAGTCAACAGATGTTGATGTTATACATGGTGGAAACGTAGTTGTTAGACATAGTAATTTAACAGATGGTACTGGAACTTTTACTAATTCTGTTGACATTATTCCTAGATTACCTGGTTCTGTCAGTGAAACACTTGTTCCAGCAATAGATGGTGAGTATATTTTAAAATTTAGAGATGATGGTGGCAGATTAAGTTCTGGAGAAGCATCAGTTGTAGTTACAAATCCTGATCCTTTACCTAAATTAGTTACTTTTACAGATAGAGAAGATACAGATTCACCTCCTTTCGGCGGTACGAAAGTAGATTGTTTTTTTAGTGAAGATGTCAATGGGCTTGTTCTTGGGTCGTTAGAAACTCTTGATGATGTTACAGATTTCGATGCTATTGCTGATTTTGATTTCTTAGGTGCTGTGGATATTACTGGTGGCACTTATGATTTTGCAAATATTCTAGATTTAGGTTCTGTTCACCCATTAAGACTAACAAGACATTTTGTAACGCAAGGTTTTTATCCTAATGATTTAATTGATAAAAGAACAGCAAATATAGATACATGGACTAATTTTGATGCGGCAACAGCATTTGATGTGAATGCAAAATTATTAGTGGCAACAACAACTGCTGCACCTAGTAATGGTTCTACCTACCAGGATAGTGATTTTACAGGCAAGACATTTAATACGTTTGCTAATGGAACTCATATAGGAAGAGGATTCAAATTTAGATGTGAAATGGATAGTGATGACCCTGCTCAAAGTATTGAAATAGATCAATTAGGTTACACAGCAGAACTTGATAGAAGAACTGAACAGAAAAGTAATTTAAGTTCTGGTACATCATCATCTGGTCTTGCTATTACTTTTGACCATGCGTTTTTTACAGGAGCTAATGGTACTGATGTTGCAG